AAGTAATGGTATTGTTTAATGGTTTTACCCATGTTTTTCGGCATAGCAATTACATCTGCTAATTGACCGAAGTATGTTTCTTTTTTGGCTTCAATCAACGCTTTCTTGTTGAAATAGTCCGTACGTAGTTGACCACCACCGATATCTGAATCTGTACCGCCGGCTGGATCATTATAATTAATTGACATAATTTGTTACCTCACTGTTTATTGTTAGCATAATTGCTATTAAAATAAACCTTCAGCCCCCATTTTTTCAAAGTCTTCATCTGACATTGATAAAGGATCAAAATCTGACTTAGACTTCTTCTTCTTGGTCACTGTTGGTTTCGTGGAACCTGCTGCCTTTTTACGGGCCTTTACTTTTGGATCAACAGTTTTAGTTGGCTTTTTATCTGAAGGGTTCTGTTCCATTTGCTGAGCGTCTTCAAATCCGCCTGCTTCATGAATTGCATCACCTACATATTTATACGCATCAATATCAGACATACCTTCAAGATTGCCTAATACACGTTCACGATTCATTACCTGGGCAATTTTATCGTAAATTCCTGTAGCCACATGATCATTAATGGTCTTGATAACTTCAGGATTATTAACTAAAATCTGTTTACTCTTCGCGTCCCACTTGTTGCTAACAATATCGATAGTTTGTTCAAAAGAGTCAGTGTCTCGTATATCATCGAGTATTCCGTCTAAGTTAACTTCGTTATCACTTACAGTGTAAGTATCTTTCGTTTCGTATCCATGTTCTTGTTCTAAATCTATCTCAAGTGGGTTAGTACCGCTGTCCTTGAGTAATTTTGTTATTGCAGCTGGGTCTTTCTTTTGAAGATCGATTAGATAGCTAAGGCTTTCCTCGTTCAACAATTCGTTGTTCTCTAACATTTTAATAAATTTTAGATTAGGCTTAATAGCCGCCATCTTTTTATTATAGTTAGCACCCATCTGCATGAGTTTTCTTACATCTTCTGCAGATTCAATCTGCATGTCCTTACCATTTGCACGAAAAGGAGCCGTTATTTCTTTCATGAAATCTTCAGCACTTGTTGCGACTTCGGCTTCAGCTTCATCTTCATTTTCTTTGCTATCTGTATTATCTTTATCGTCGCCATCATCCGCATTCGGCTCATCGCCTGCTGCGTCTTCGGCTCCTGCCTCAGAGTCGTCTGCATCACTTGCAGCTTCGTCGTCGTCTTCATCACTACCGGCATCCGAATCATCTACATTATCAGCACTATCGTCTGAATTAGCATCATCGTCTACCACTAAATTTTCATCTTCATCTTCTCCTGCTGGAGTATCATCATCCTGATTTTCATCAGTCACGTCAGAACCCGCATCCTCAGATGCAGGCTCATCAAACATTGCAGCTATATCTGAATCAGATAATTTAGCAAAGTCTTCATCGGATAAATCCAATGGATCAGTTATACTCTCACTCATTATTCAGCAAGTCCTTCAGCACGCATCAGTTCTAATTCTTGTTCATTAGAAGCGATTGCACCTTCTGCAGCTCGACCTTGTTGGACGATAGCAAAAAAGTATTGACGTAAACGGCCAATAGCTGAGATATCTTTTTGCATTTCATTCTGACTAACTTCATCAGCTAGTGCCGGAGATGATAATGCCCCTACTAATCGAACCGCTTCATCTTCAAAGTAACCTGTTTCGATAATTTCTTGGAAGTCTTTATTCTCTACTAAACGATGAAAAACCTTCATACGTTCTACAGTAGCTTTCGCTGATTCGATACTTAATTCAATTGTTTGTACATCTTGTGCATTATTTGTCATTTTACGTGTGTCCTCTTATAGAGATAGTTGTTAAAAGTACAGTTACTTTGGGTTATTACACCTTAGTAGCTGCGGGTTTGTCGTCATCAGGATCTAGTATACTCTCTAATGACTTTAAATCCAAGTCTGTACCGCGTTTATGGTTTAATTTATCCATTTCAAACGCTTTATCAGCCCCAGATTCCTTTTCAAGGAAGCTTTGGTCATTTAAGTCAGTCTTAGAATTAAGATCACGAGTTTTAGCTTGTTTAAGTGCAACATCAGCTTGATTCTCTTGAGCTTTAAAGTTTTCATTAGCTACTTGTGCTTCTAGTAATGCAATTTCTAACTGGGCTTTCTGAACCATCATTGGATCAGGTTGTGGTTGGTATGCTTCAATCTTCTTAGCCATATCAGGCATTTTACGCAGATTAGCAATGTCACTCAGGATCATTTTAGATAATTCTGGATCCATGTTATTGCCCATCGTCTGGAGCATGAAAGCTAATTCCTTAGCCTTCTCATTATCTGCTTCTGCTGTTGATATAGTTAATGTAAGGTCAAGCCGGCCTTGTAAATCATCACGGCGAACAACTACAAACTTATCATTAGTTATACGAACTACTTCTTCATCATCTAAAAATTCTGAGTTCATACTTATGATCTTACGACCAATTTCTTTAACACCTTGAGCCAAACGGCGTAAGATACCCAATTCTCTTTTAGCTGTAGCATCTAATGCGCTACGTATCCCTGTTGCTGTATCGCCTAGTGCTTGTCCTGATATACCACCATGGAATGCTTTAACGCCAGTTAAGCTCTCAGCATCAGCATTAGTTGAATTTAGGATATATTCTGCGCTACGAGGGATCTCCTCATACTTATGCTGATGAAATGCAGTCTTAGGGTCAGTACCCGGGTTGTATTCATAATCCTGGCCACGTTCATACTTACGACGATTGGTTACATCAAGTGCACCTTTCATCGTCGCAATCTGCCCATTGGCGCTACGACCCATAATATCTAACATACCCCGGGTTACTGCACCTATAATCTTTTGGTTTTCTTCCAGTAATTCACCATCTGGCTCACCATAAACTTCTTTACGAACAGGTAAATATTGTGCGGCTACAAATGGTACCTTTTGATCTGGGAAAGGATTCTCTTCCATCTGGATCATTACATTTCCTACCCAGGAGGCAACAATAGCTTGTAAGTTACCATCACCTTCTACATCTCTGTATCCCCAATATTCCTTTACACCAAAGCGTTTACGAGCTTTATCACTAAAGTTGAAGTTCTCATCTTGTTTACTCTTACCAGTAACATCAGGATCCATAAGAGTACTGGCTCCTTCCACATTAATCTTATCTAAATTCTTGAACTTACCTTCAGCCTTTAACTCAGACAAAGATGACTCATAGTCATATATAATAAATTTAGCTTTATCTAGGTCACCCTGGCATGAAGGATCTATTGTTAGGTTCTTATAATCACATACTTCCACAGTAGGTTCATTATGTAATGTAATCATCTTAGTAACTTCTTCTGAACCTGCACGAATACGTTCAACCGCTCCGCCCATATCCATACCTTTCTGGTGAAGTTCTTGGTCTGCCGGGGTTAACAACTTAAACTCTTCAGGACTTTGTTCCATAAGTTGATGATTTTCTTGGAATTTTTGTACAGTAGCTATACTCTGAGTTAGCTTATATTCGTATACCGGCTCTGTTGTAGTAACTTCCTCTTCAGCAAAGTGCCAACCAACACGACAAATAACGGTACCTTCATCTACTGCGGCCCGTACATACTCGTCAATAAACTTAATCTTTTTAATTTTGTGGTTGAATTGGCTATTAAGAACCAATCCGTTTTGAATGGCAGACTTACGATCTTCATGTGTGACTGGGGCTGTATTAAATAGGTCTTCTGTACTAAGGAATGGCTCACTTAGTGCGGCATAACGCCATTCAGCTTGTTTACGAATTGTTTTAGGTACATAGGATGAGCGTCCTACACGCTTTTTAATCTTAGCAGCACCTGTAACATTTAAGTTATCAAGCCAACCTTGCACTCTACGTACATGTATATCATGAGCAGGTTTACCGTCCTCTGCATCTTGTTTTAAATCTGCCACCGTAGGCTCTTTAGCCCATTCCTGGAACGGCTCAGACTCAGCAATATCGACAATATTCTCTTCAAAAATGCGTAAATCTTCTTTATCTTTTGGATCTAATGAACTCATATATTACCTTATTTCCTAGTCTTTTATGGAATTTGCAGTGTCTCCCAAATATATGGGGACTACCTGCACTAAAAACTCTATGACCTTTAAATACAGTATCATAGAGCTCGAAAAACATTTTATATAACTCTCGTGGTTTAGGT